CCGCTACTTGCGACATGGATTCCTCAAAGTCACTGCCAACCTTGATTGCCGCTATGCCAAGCCCCGACAGCGTACCCACCGCCGCCGCTGCCGCAGAAACCGCCGCTTTCATTGCTGCCTTCATACGAGCGGAGCTTTGTTCGGTCTTATCCAAATCCTTCGACAGTGCATCCGAACTGTTCCCCAACTCCTGCATTTCCTGTTCCATACGGTTCATTTCCGTAGTTGTGCGGTTCATCTGGGTTTGCAGGTCATTCACAGTCTTAACCTGTCTATTGTAGGCATCCTGCGCCTTTCTGGCCTCCTCACTGTTCTCCCCGAATTTCTGCTTGGATTTTTCCAGCTCATCCGACAGGGTTGCAAGCCTTGCCTTTGCACGCTCGCTCTGGTTTTGCAGCAGCTTCATTTTCTCCGCCGAGGCATTGAGGGAACGCTTTAAAACATCACCCTTTGCCGTTACCGCACCTTCGCTGTTCTCCATGCCCGAAAACGCAGAAACTACGGATTTCATTTCACTGCCTAAGTTTTTTAATTGGGAATTGATTGCCGCCAAGCTCGACCGAAACGCCGCCTCGCCGTCAATGCCAATCTTTGCACCAATATCCGTTCCCATTCCGCCACCTCCTTTTTTGCATGAAAAAAGCACCCAAATGATTTGAGTGCTTTTAAATCCTATTTTATTTTGCTGTAAATTTAATGGTCAATGAACCACTGACTTGTATCTTTTCTCCTTTTTCCAAGTCAAGATTACTGTACGATTGAATCGCACTGTCGCTGTCAGCAAAGGTTTCAATCATCCCATTTGTTACGCAGTTTCCTATTCCGGAAACCCATTTTACATCATATCTTCCGGCAGGAATGTCCTCACCAACATAATAATTCCCTGCGGAGAAAGAAAATTCTTCTCCCTTTTCAGCTTTGTTTGCAGTATTGGAATCATCACCATCTGTATTGTAGCAATAAACCATTGCTTCAACCATACAGTCTGGATTGTACGATGCGATTATAAAGTCGCTCGTTTCATTGTATCCCTTGTAATCCGCATATACACATACATATTCTCCAACATTTGGCATTTCTGTAAAAAAATTAAAAAACTTTTCATCATCAAAATTTTCCAAATCCTTTACATCTTTTGCTAAAACATATGCACCGTTAGTAACCAAAACATACCCATTTTCCGTTCTGACAAAGAAGCAGGGCATCGGCGTTTCATCATCAATCTCATCAATGGTCTTAACTCCCGTAACTTCACCAATAAATTTATATGGTGTGCCTTCCATATCCTCATGTGTTCCCGAATACAGGGATGTCGGCGCTTCTTCTACATCATCAACACCTTCCATATAGTGGATTGTTGAAAACGGATAATAACCATCAATCTTTCTTACATCAGCAGTTTCTTTCTCTGCCTCAGTTTCCGCCCGTTCTGTTCCGCACCCTGCGGCAACGCCCATCATCAAGCAACCACATAATAAAACAGCCAAAATTTTTTTCATGCTACCCCTCCTGTGTCATATCGTGCTATTTTTTCTAAAACATATCATATAACATGACATATATCAAGAATATTTTCACGATTTTACACAAAATCCATCAGCCGCCAGAATTCCGCTTCCTCCTGCGCCTTTGATTTTTTCATTTTTGCGCCTTCGTTTCTAATCTGCTCCACAGCAATCAAATCGCACAATTCGCCAAAGGGGAGGGCATAAGCTGTCTCATAGGACAGCCCGATTTTCAATCCGTACCAGATGCACCACCCGACATCTGATTCTGTCGAGTGGTCTCCGCGTTTTTTCCTTCTTCATCTTCTGTTTCAATCCTTCTTTCACTGCCGTCTGCAATCGTTTCAAAGATTTTAGTCTGCATATCCAGAAGGTCATCCATGCCGCATAAATCATAAAGCGCATCATAGCTCAAAGGGGGCGGCGTGCTGATGTCTTCCACCTTGGCATATTTCGCCCCTGCATCCATCATGGCAGACAACAGCCAGAAGCTCTCATCCATTTTCTGTGCCTCCGTCCCCTCCGTCAGTGCCTTCCCGATATTTTCCGCATTCCCGTAGCGTTCCGAGCAATCACGCATCACGCGAGCGGAAAAGCACAGCAGGTATTCCTTTTTGTTAATTTTAATTTTCGCCGTTCTCATACGTTTCTTCCTCCGTTCCCTCCGTCAGCTTTACCGTTTCTTCTCCCCCGTCATGCTCGGCTGTCATGACGGCATTCATTGCTCCCCCGTAATGCCGAGGAATTTCTTAATTGCCGCCTCTGCGTCCGCCTCGCTGTCCATAGGGGAGGAAATCATCTTCCAAGGGTGTCCTGCGGCATCGCTGCGCAGAATACTACCGCTGATTTCAGGTGTCCCCCATTCGACCTTTTCGCCCTGTGTGGTGAAGGTGTCGTTAGGGTTAGTCGGCTGAATCTTCGGCAATACAACCGCCTGCCACTTGGTTGCACTGTTTTTCTGGATTTTTATGATTGCGCCAAAGCCAAGGTAAGGCGTTTCCTGCTCATCATTCCAGATGTACCATTTTGCATCCTTTGTGCTGACATCCGATCCCGTCATTGCCTGCTCGATAATACCCAATACCTGCAGCATAACATCGGGCAGTAAATCATCCGTTGTCAGCGTCCATGTACCGCCTGCAAAGGTATTCGCACTCTCCGCAGGTCCATTGTCTGCATAAAGGATATTATCATCCGCGCCCTCCAATTCAATGGAAAGTTCTACCGCCTTGCCCATCAGCGCGCCGCCGCTGTAGGACACGACTTCTCCTGTGTTGCTGTATTTTGCACAATAAGGTTTGCTCAAGCCAATCTTTGCCATATTTCCCTCATCCTTTCATCGTTCTTTTGATTTCCGTTTCAAATACTTTTTTGATTTCCGCCTCCGCCTTTGGCTTCGCCGTTTTCAATGCCTTTCGCACAAACGGCGTTTTCTGAGAAAAGCTTGTGCCGCTTTCCGCAATTCTGGCAATCAGCGCAAGGGGCATCCCCTTCGGGTGTTTCGGGGTTATCAGGTCACTGTAGCCTGTAAAGCCGACAAGCGTATCAATCCTGTCCCCCTCCGATTGGAAGGACGCAACACCCAGTCCCTTTGCAAGTGCCGCCTTCTGCTCATCCGTAATTCCCTTGAGGTAATGCCCTGCACTGCGGTCATTGTCGGTTGGCAATGCCTCCACAGCGGAGCGGATTTCGTCCGCCGTCACGCCTGCGCCCTCATAAAGCGCCTTTTTCGTAATGCCCCCCGCACTTTGCCGCAGCTTTTCCAGCTGTGCTATGTAGCCATCCAAGCCTGTGAAGGTAAGCTTTGCCATCAGAACACCTCCCATACCCATTCGTAATGCGTAAAGCCTGTTTTCTCCTCATACTGCACGCTGTTTAATTCCCATGCAATATAGGGGGATGCGTCAAAAGCCGCCTCCAGCTCCTCTTTCCATGGGTCAAACTCTTGCTTGGTAAAAAGGTCGGTTGTGCCGGTGACGGCTTTCTCCGTGTGGGTATCGTCCGCAGTCAAGTCGTTTGCGCCGTCCTCCTGCCAGACAAAATATCTGTCGGATTTCATGGTTCTTCCGTGCCGCACCGCATCCGTCACAGCAAGGTGTGCCGCTATGATGTGTTCCTGCCAGCTCATGCCATCACCTCAAATTCCTGTTCGATTTTCGCAAGTGCCAGATCCACGCAGGGCGGATATACCTCCATGACCTTCTGCACCGTATCAATGCGGTATTGCTTCCCTTCCAGAAGTGCCACATCCTGCGGAGAAGCCGCCCCCGCAACAGGTACCCGAATCACGCGCACAATCTCCACCTGCGCCTGCTTACTCTGATAAATGCGGTTAATGCCAAGTCTTTGTTCCGCAAAGCGCAGATTTATTTTTTCTGTCAGCTTTTCCTGCGGCGCATAGCCTGCCTTTGCCGCATCGCAGACAGTGCAGATTGTCACAATCCCGTCATTGAACGCCTGCGTAATTTCATGCTTCGGTCTGTTTGGTGCTTTCCACATACTCTCTCACCATTCTTCCGTTCTGCATATTCAAAATCAATGCCATGTAGTTGTTTTCAAATACATCCAATGCTTCATCCCTTGCATAGCGTACATATTCCATCATCAATGTACGGGGAAGTCCGTCCGCATCATAATCCAGAACGCTACCACCCTTTTCGTTCAGATATGCCATTGCAGCGGCAATAAAGCCACGAATCTTGTTATCCGTGGTTTCATCGTCCCATGTAATATTCAGATAGTTTTCGACATCTGCCAGAAGCTTCGCAGGAATACTCTGCCGCTGCATCAGGATTTTGTCACAGTGACGGTATAGGCTTTGGTGGTTGTGCCGTCAGCCGCCGTTACGGTAACCTTAACGGTATTTGCGCCTTCCTTCCATGTTGCCGCAGAGCCGTTGTTTACCTCTGCATCATTTACCTGCACGCTGATTTCTGCGCCTGCATCAGAGGGTGCTGCTGTAATCGTGTTGGTTGCGTTTGTGGTTGCCGTCGTATAGGTTGTGGTTTCCTTCGCAAACGCAGGAGACAGGCTCAGGCTGCCAATCTTCAAGTCAGACAGCGTCGCATCATTGGAGACCTCCGCAGCAGCTACCTGCTCCACCTTATAGGTCAGAGGCTTAAGGTCTGCAATATCCAGATACAGGAAAGCGTTGTTATCCATCGGGAAACCGTTTGCATACAGCTTCACCAGATAAACCCTGTTATCCTCCAAGAACTGATACTGGTCGGAATAATCAATCTTCCCCTCCTTGCTCATGCCTGCCGCCGCAAAGTATTTCTTACCCAGACCCAGAACCGCCTCTCCACGACTCAGTGCCGCAGACTGGATAATTGTCATGGGATAAGGCACAACATCATTGCGATAGGTGCCATCAGGAGCCATTACCGTTGTTGCAGGCATCACCCTCTGGAAATAATCCTGCGGATTGACAATCAGAAGGACATTCTCCACCGCTCTTGCCTTCCCGTTGGGATCTGCCGCAATCAGAGAAATCAGATTGCCGACCGTTTTCACGGAAAGGTCATTTACCTTGATTTTCTCCTTTGCGGGATAAACGCCGCCTGTGACGGTAACGCCATCGCCTACCTGACGCATCATGCCGATAGGCTTTTCATGTCCATCCCCCTTGACAATGCCTGCCTCCAGACCATTCGCCAGTGCTTCATACAGAATCTGTCTAACGTAATTGTCCAGCCATTCGGGGCCCAAGTCCAGCATCGCCTTGCAGACAGGCAGGAAGGCGGACAGCTTCAGCAGGGTTGCATTGACTTCCTTGAAGCCGGAAAGCAGCTCCTTCACAATCGTATCCGTCAGTGCGCCCCACTGCGCCTCCTGCCGTCCGTTTGTGTTCATCAGCATCTTGATTGCGCCGCCTGTGGACAGGAATCCGATATGGGACAGCAGAGGGTGCGCCTCCCTCAAATCGTCGAATACGGAATCAATCACTGTTTCGGGCATTACAACATCCAGATTTGCCAATGCCTGCTTAGGGTCTGCGGCGCGCATTGCCTCGCCCAGCTTCTGGTAATACTGTTTTTCCTGAGAGGTCAGCTGACGCACACCACGGGAGGTCAGCGCCCTGCTATCATTCTCCTGTCTGAGCTGTTCGATTTTGTCCTCATAGTCCTGCTTAATGTCCTCGCCGATGCACGCCATCATGTCATTCATGGCGGCGGCAAAGCCCTCTTTGTCATCCTGCTGCAACGCTGTCTGCATTGCCTGTCTGATTTCTTCTCTTGTTTTTGCATCATTGTGTTTCATTTTCTATCACTCCTTTATTTTTCTGCATCAAAAAAGCCGTTCAGCATCGCCATGATACTGTTCGGCTCTTCCTTCTGTTTTGGTTCTGATTTCGGATCACGCTCTCCTTCTCCGATACGCGGCTCTGTCAGCTGACGCAGCTGTGCCACAAGGCTTTTCTGCATTTCAATCCTCTGCTGTACGTTCAGATTTGCTTTCTGCATCACGCCCGCAACCTTGGCAGGGTCTGCATCCT